TATGGCACGGCGGTCTTGGTGCATTGCTAGGCGACGTTGTAAAGCGAGCTGATGGTTGGTATTTTGCAGACGGAACAAAAATAAAAGATCCTCGAAGAATTGCACAAGCTGAAAAAGTACATATTCCTCCGGCTACGTCTGCACCGCAAACAAGTCCACGTCCTAAAGCTAAACCAACGTTTGAACCTGCAGACAATGACGAATCTCGACCTGCGGTACATACTGTTGTAGCAGGAGATACAGTATATAAGATTGCTAGAAAATATGATCTAGATGTTGCATCTATTATGGCAGTGAACAAAGGATTTAATAATGAAACTAAACTGTCAATCGGACAACAAGTAAAAATTCCAAGTACAGATGTTGCAACTGTTCCGCCTGCAGATACTAAAAAACCCGCTGCAACAACATCAGGCGAATATGATTTATCAAAGTTTAATATACACGAACAGCGTTTAATTAAAAGAGGTGTAGCTAATGGTATGGGAGATCTCGAATTAGCAGCATTTTTAGCACAATCAGCACACGAAACACAAAACTTTAAAAAACTAACGGAAGATACTAGTGGTGCTAAATATGAACCTAAATGGCGTAGAAATAAAAAAACAAATGAATTAAGACAAGTTAACAGTAAAGCAAGACGACTAGGAAATAAGAAAAAAGGCGACGGTCCTTTGTTTAAAGGTCGTGGTTATATGCATATGACCGGAAGATGGAATTATACTGCTGCTGCAAAGGAATTAAACAATCCTGAAATTTTTTCAAACCCTGATATAGTAGCAACTCCTAGTGTAGGGTTAGACACTGCTTTTTGGTATTGGAATAGGTTTGTAAGACCGGGTGTTGCCGACTGGAGTAATATTACAGCGGTTACTCAAAAAGTAAATGGTGGCCAAACTGGTGCCACTGATCGAGGCAAATACTTCGATAAATACACTAAGCTAATAAACGCTGCTAAACAGGAAAAGAAAAAATGAAAATATTTGAAATAACAGAAGGCGAACGCCATGGTAATGACAGCACATACGATAAGTGCTGGACTGGTTATAGAAAAGTTCCTGGAAAAAAGCGCGGTGAAAAAGGTAGCTGTGTTAAAGAAGAGACTGCTCCATCAGGTGCGGCCATGCTTGCAAAAGTTGATATGCTATTGCAGAATACTGGCATCAAGCGTGAAGGATTTAAATTAGTAAAAGATCCAAGAGCGCAAGGCATGGTCCGTGGTAGCATTTCACAAGATGCAATTGATATGTTAAAAGCAACCCTTGCCAAAGCTAAAGCAATGGGTGCTACAGATGCCCCTGATCCAAAACCTATAATGAATCCTGCAGATATGACGGATAAAGATTTTACTGAAGAAGCAACTGCTGGTGCAACTAGCTCAGGTAATATAGCAAGTGTTGCTAATCCTCCAGCAGCTAAACAAAAGATCAAGCGTGACAAGAACGGTGTGCCAGTTGCTCCGCAAAAGAAAAACCCAGACGGTACTGCTAAGAACGCACTTGAGCTATCAAACAATTTAATGGGCGGCACAGCTATAAAGAGATAAATACTGTTAATAAGGTATTCCGGAGAAACAAATGACAAAAAAAGTTAAAGAAGGTTTAGGCGATTTAGCTGCAATGGCAGAACGTGATCACGAAGTTCAAATGGCTCGTGCTGACCTATACAAATTAGCAAAGTATGCTATTAAACTACATGACATGCTAAAAGGTGTCTCCGAAGCAGAAGGTATTCAAGGTTGGCAGCAAGCTAAGATTACTACAGCAGCAGAAGATATTTCAAGCGTATATCACGCAATGGACTACGATATGAAGTTTGCAGAATCGAAATCAACTGCAAATGTATTGAAAAGACAAAAGAGCGTTACTGAAACAGAATACACATCTACTCTTGCAGAGAAACTTGCAGAAAGAGCTAGAAATGAATATGCAATCGGTATGGCACAAGCTATGAAATCAACAGGTGATGAGCCTCCGTTGAAAAAGTCAACAATTAAAAAAGCACACAAGATTGCAAAAGCTGTAGCTAAAAATTAAGATTAAATGATTACTGCCGAAGATCATGTTTGGCAAACTATTGATCCAGACTTAATCTGGGTAATGGACAAACTAATTGTAAGCAGAAAACTTGGATATAACTGTGGCCCGGTCGGACTTGATGTTCCGCATCCGGGCTTTTATATTGTGCGCCCCTGTGTCAACATGCTAGGACTAGGACTGGGTGCAAAAAAGATGTGGCTCGAAAAGGACACTTGTGATTTGCCCTACGGTTACTTTTGGTGCGAGTGGTTTGAAGGCAGACATCTTAGTGTAGATTATCATTATGGCGAACAAAAACTGTGTGTTGAAGGTCGCAAGAGTGAAGATACATTTACACAATGGGACGAATGGATTCGGACAGATGATCTAGTTCCTTTTCCTAAAATGCTACATGCTATATCATATCCACACAAATGGATTAATTGTGAATTTATCGGCGGCAACTTGATCGAAGTACATCTTAGACGCAATGAAGATTTCGACGAAGATACACAGCACTTTATCCCAGTTTGGGGAGGGCAGGATACTACTCCTCCCGAAGGATACACGTATCGTGACTATCCAGACGTTCATGGCAGGATCGGCGCTTTTATAAAATAACGCTTGACATTTGCCTAAATATGTCATATAATTAACTTAACATTACAACTCAACAAGGAGCAAACTATGAGTGACCGTACCTATGGTGCAGAAGAAAAAGCAAAACTTGAGCGTCTAGTTCAAGAAGGCGTAACAGTATTGCAAGAAATTGAAGACTTACAAGAAGGCCTTAAAGACACTGTTAAAGCTGTTGCAGAAGAACTTAACATTAAGCCTGCACTAATTAACAAAGCAATTAAGGTTGCACAGAAGCGTGACTGGGAAAAGCATGCAGACTATTTCGAAGATCTCGAAACTCTTGTTGCAACTGTCGGCGTAGACAAGTAATGGATAAAATTAAAGACTTTTGGGTAAACAGTTATACCAGCGACAAAACTGCTTTCTATTATGAGCTTGTAAGTTTTGTTACAACAGTAGCCGCAAGTTTAACTCTAGCGTTTACTGCTGATAATCCTGATATGATGCTAGTTTATCCAGGGTTCTTTATTGGATCGTTAACAGGTGCGTATGCGTATTACCGTAGAGGCATTCCGTGGCCGTTGCTGTTGACAAGTTACTTTGCATGTGTTAATGTATTTGGGTTCGGAGTTGCAGCCGCATGGTGGTAAAACCATATCAGTGGTTAGCGTGGGTAAGCACTGTAGTTGTACTAATTGCAGCTTGCCTTGCTAGTTTTGTACCTGAAATGTATTTGCATCATTACTTTTTTATTATAGGTAATGCATTGTGGATCTTAGTTGGGTATCTTTGGAAAGAGAATTCACTCCTATGGTTCAACATTGGATTGACAGCTATATACATTGTAGGCTTAATTTTATAGAGTCGTTCACTTTAAGAACAGGTTTAGGCAACGTTGGCCTTTAATAACGAGGAGCATAAATGAGTTACGTAGACGCATTGTTTGACCGAGATCACGATGTGATTAAGATTGTCGAACGCAAAGACGGAAAAAGAGAATTCCGCGAATACCCCACAAAATATACATTTTATTATAAAGACCCTAAAGGCAAGTACAAGAGTGTGTACGGTGATCCTTTGAGTCGTATTGTGTGTAAGAACACAAAAGACTTCCGCAAAGAAGTTGCGATTAATAGAGACAAGACACTATTTGAAAGTGATATTAATCCAATCTTTCAATGTCTAAGTGAGAACTATCTCAATCAAGACGCACCTAAACTAAACATTGCATTTTTCGATATTGAGACAGACTTTGACCCGGAGCGTGGCTTCGCGGATCCTAGTGATCCGTTTATGGGAATTACGTCTGTGTCTGTTTATTTGCAGTGGCTAGAAACAATGATTTGTTTAGCTGTCCCGCCCAAGACACTTACTATGGAAGCAGCAACTGAGTTGCTCAAAGACATTCCTAATGTAATGCTGTTCGAAAAAGAAAAGGACATGCTGGACACATTCCTAACACTTATAGAAGATGCAGACATCCTAAGTGGTTGGAACAGCGAAGGCTATGATATTCCCTATACTGTCAACCGTGTAGCTCGTGTATTGAGCAAGGATGACACAAGGCGTTTCTGCTTGTGGGGACAGTTGCCTAAGAAGCGCACTTACGAAAAGTTCGGCAAAGAAAGTGAAACATATGACTTGGTAGGTCGTGTACACTTGGACAGTTTGAACTTGTATCGCAAGTACACCTATGAAGAGCGTCACAGTTATCGATTGGATGCTATTGGTGAGATCGAAGTAGGCGAAAACAAGACAGCATACGAAGGTACACTTGATCAACTTTATAACAACGACTTTAAAAAGTTTATTGAATATAACATTCAAGATACTGCGCTACTTGATAAACTTGATAAGAAACTACGCTTCATTGACTTATCAAATACTATTGCTCACGAAAACACTGTGCTTATCCAAACTACTATGGGCGCTGTTGCTGTTACCGAACAAGGTATTATTAACGAGGCTCATCACAGAGGCTTGCAAGTTCCTAATCGCAAGAACAGAGACGACGAAGAAAACACACAAGCCGCTGGTGCGTATGTTGCGTTTCCTAAGAAGGGCTTGCACAAGTGGATTGGTTCAATGGACTTGAACTCACTGTATCCGTCAGTGATTCGTGCGTTAAACATGGCTCCGGAAACTGTTGTAGGACAGATCCGTCCTGAAATGTCAGAAGCTCGTGTACACGAAGATATGAATCTTAAAAAACAGAGTTTTGCTGGTAGTTGGGAAGGTCGCTTTGCTACAGAAGAATACGAAGCTGTCATGGATAAGCGCAAAGACATTGCTATGACTGTCGACTTTGAAAATGGACAATCTCAAGTAATGAGTGGTGCAGAGATTTATAAATTAATCTTTGACAGCCAAAATCCTTGGATGCTTAGTTCAAACGGAACTATCTTTACACAAGAGTTTGAAGGTGTTATTCCAGGTATTCTAAAGCGTTGGTATGCTGAACGAAAAGATCTACAAAAGATGTTGAAGAAGGCGAAAGAAGCAGGTAACAAAGCAGAGATCGAGTACTGGGATAAACGTCAGCTGGTTAAGAAGATTTTGCTTAACAGTTTATATGGTGCTATTCTTAATCCAGGTTGTAGATTCTTTGATAAGCGTATTGGGCAGTCGACTACACTTACTGGTCGTACTATTGTTAAGCATATGAGTGCAGAAGTTAACAAAGTTATTACCGGCGAGTACGATCACGTTGGCGAAGCAGTTATTTACGGTGACACTGACTCTGTGTACTTTAGTGCTTGGCCTACTCTAAAGAATGAAATTAATGCAGGTAATATTCCTTGGACTAAAGAGAATGTTATCACGCTATATGATCAAGTAAGCGAAGCAGCAAATGCAACCTTTCCAGACATGATGGCTAAGGCATTTCATTGTCCGAAAAGTAGATCAGAAGTTATTGCAGCTGGACGAGAGATTGTTGCAGAAAGCGGACTGTTTATTACCAAGAAACGTTATGCGGCATTAGTGTATGACACAGAAGGCTTCCGCAGTGACGTAGATGGTAAAGCAGGTAAAGTAAAAGCAATGGGGCTGGACTTGCGCCGTTCGGATACTCCAGTGTTTATGCAAGAGTTTTTGAGTGAGTTGTTGCTTATGGTACTTAC